GACCCATGTTTCCCGCATGACGCGGAGCGATTTGGTCGCCGAGGATAAACTTACTCTAAATCGTCCTCGCCCTGTAAGGGGTCGGCTTCAAGAGAGTCAAAGTCTGCAGATCCATCACTTGCCTCTTTTATTTCAAGAGCTCGTAGTGCGGACTGGAGCGAGACATCCCACTCCATATCGCTAGACACTTCTGCGATTATAGGTAGTATAGGAATATTACCTGACTTCATATCATCAACTCCTATACCCCACGAGAAAGAACCGACGTCAATCCTCTGTGCTAGTTCATCGATATCTAGCCCTACGCTTTCGACCAATACATCAAAAGTGCCAACGCCGTATTCTTTAAACAGTACTCCTAAGAAGGCTTCGTCTTTTAACCAGAACTCAACCGCTGGACGAACAAAAGGGTTGTCATATCCCTGGTTCATCCGGGCGATACAAGCAATTAGCTGTTCACCCACACTTAAACCCTTATTTCGCTCACTGAAATACAGCGCAGCGAGAGGCCGGAAGATTGATCCGACGCCATAAGTGTCAGTGGTTATATGGTAGCTCTCTTGCAAGAAAACTTTAATAACTTCCCCATTAACGACATGCCATGTTTGTTTCGATTTATTTATTTCTAATCCAAACTCAGCAGCCGCCTCTTCGATTGGACCGTAAGTTTTACTCATACTGTCCAATATCCTAGATTTCGGGTAAGCTAATAACGTATCGTCCCCGGCTTGTGGACCGAATACCGGTTCATAACCTAAGAGTTTGGGGATCCCATAGTGGATAACAACCTCGCCGTACAATGAGCCACCAACATGAGTGAACTTTGCCCCCGATATTAGGCCATCGGTTAAACTATAGACTAAGAAAGGATTCTTAAGTCTCATAGGTTGGCATACTTCATTCGCCGCTGCGTAATCTTCAGGATGCACACGACACAACGATTCGTCAAATATTATGTGTTTGAACGTTAGAATATAAATCGCTCTGTCGAACCACTCTTGGTACTGAGCCTTATAAAAAGGTCTAACTGCATAGTACAGAGTGGTAGCTAGTATACTCCCTTTCACCGTTGCATCATAAGCGGAAGAGTCCGCTGCGAGAAAATCATATTCTTTCGACTCCAGATGTTCTAACGCTTGCCTAATCATTGACACCCGAACATCTTTCGTCTGCAGGCTAGGCATGATGTCGACCTTTAATCTCTGTAGTTCCCTCAGAAAAGGTGCCGCGATCATTGCTTCGATCATGCCCTCACGAGCTGAGTTTGGGTAGACGGAACGAGTTTTTCCAGGCTTCGGAACTAGTTTGTCTCCCTCCATCTTCCATCCATGTTTTTGAATACGTGCTAAGAGCACTACAATTGACTGCAAATCCTCAGTACCGAAGACAGATCTATCTAAGATGTAGGCTAGTGCGTCGATATTCCTAAAACGATATTTATTTTTTGAGTGTTTATCTATAACCATCGTTCCTACTAGATGACGCGTATCTATCCCGTTCTCTATTAATAGTCTGGTGGCAACTTCCTTTGATAGAGGAGCGTTTGCCTTGGCCATGATAGGAAATCCGATCATCCCATCTTTATCCTGATCAAAGCGTACTTTGGTTGCACCGTCTGGTGACAAAGAACCGAGTCGTAACCCCTGTGAAATAAAATGGTCCTTTAACTTCAAAGCGGCCTCAACTACAATAGCCGACTTCGCACCGTCTACATAGTCTTTGAGTGGATCTACCGCTTTCTTGATGAAACGTAAACCGCTTCGGTGCACCTCACCTATGCTGTTTCCGTCGAAACCTCCTCCCGTTAAGGATTGGTCTCCTTCACCAAGCCACATTATATACTCTTTCGATTCTTTATCTGCTGGCTCAAGTTCGGCGTGAAGCTGTCTCACTCTTTCCGTAAATTTAACAATCTTCCGTTGCCTCGCGTCGAGTTGCTTGTTGATTACCGTGTCAGGTTTCACGATAGCTTCTAGCTTACCCCTAAACTTCTGCGACCGTTTAGGCCTATCTCCAAACAGCTTGATACCAGCTGCTATAGCTGGAGAGTTGCCGTGCGGATTGTCGGTAAACGCAACATCGGTGTTATAGTACATATCAGTCATCCGCCGCCATAGGCCCGTATCGGCGGTAAGCTGACGATCAATCCGACTTACAACCCTCTCTTTTTGAAGGTGTTCGGCCCTGGGAATGAGTGATCCAAATTTGTCGATGAAAAACCCCTTGTCTATAATAGACCCGGAGAATTTAACATTTAACCCATCCATTGTTTAATACCTTCCTTTCTTAGAACTGCGCGTCCATTATCTGTATGGCTCGCAATTGTGTTATT